TGAATGTGAACCTTCCTCATTCAATTTATCAATCACACGATCCAACATGAATGGGTTTGTCTTCTTCTCAATAACTAGTCTGACAAATGTGTTTTTGAAATAGTTCCAATTAATTGAACCATCGAAGAAGTCTTTATGTTCTTCATCGTTGTAGGTAAACTGTGTGAAAAGTCGAATTGGATTCTGAATGTATTCAACCTCACCAGTATCGGTATCAATTACATGAAATCCTTTAGGCTCATGCAAGTCACCAAAGGTGATCTGATATTGTGTACCAAGATAGTGGATGTTGCCTTTACTGTGTTTGCAATGGAAATGTCCGCTGTAAACAGCATCGTATCCTGAAAGAATACCAGGATCCATACCATCATGGTGTTCAACACCACGAAGCACTTCGTATCCCGACAATTCAAAGTGACCCATAAGAATCTTTGCATCTTTCTTTGCAATGAAATTTAGGCACTCTTTCTCATTTGCTGTAGTTATCCAAGGAACCATTCCAATTCGAAGTCCCTTGATTTCGACAACTCTTGGTTCAAAATAGAAATTCCAATTGTGGCAAAGTCCCGAGTGGTAAAACAACTCTTGAATGGAGTTGACTTCGTTGGTGTTCTTATAGAAAACATCGTGGTTACCTGGAATAATGTCTAGAGTGATTCCCAATTCCAACAAAGGAGTAATGAACCTCTTCTGAACGACATTCAATGTGTGAAAATTAACATACTTGCGACGATCCATGAGATCGCCTAAGTGAATGACATTTCGTATGTCATGCATACGCATATATGGGAAGAACACCTTCTCAAAGAACTGCATGAAGTGTTCTAGAAAAATTGGATTGTCGTTACGAGCACCAAAGTGCGTGTCGTTTATGATTGCTATCTTACCCATTTCACTCCATCAAATCTTCTAGGTTTTGTTTGTCGGATTTGCGCTTTCGGCGTTTTTTCTTAATCATTTTACTATCAGATATTCCCTCAAAATTCTTGACATCATTATCACTCAAAGAGAAATAATCTGCATATGGATTTTCACTTCTTGGTTCTGAATCAGAAAATTTACTTTCCTCGACCATACGGTTTCTAAACTTCCCCGTTTTATCTGATTTTTCAAAACACTTCATTTTCACAAACAGTTGTTTCTTTTCCTTCATGATTCTTCTGAGAAAAGCGTAGTAAATGATCTGCGTGAAAAATGCAAAAGGATTTCTTGACTTCTTTTCATCAAAGTTTGCGGTATACATGATGCAGTTTTCTATACCATCAGAGATCATCTCTTCTTTGAAGATATAGTTAGCGAAGTTAGGTTTTTTCGCTAGATTATTAGCAATATCAAGAAAACATTGACCAATGTAATTAGATACACCTGGAGGCTTTTCTCCTGTTTTTTTTGCGTTTTGGTGCTTTTTCTTGTATTCGATAAGTTCATCGAGGAACTTTTGGTTGTCGATGTAGTGGTTTTCTTTTTTGCGTTTAGTCATATTGTTATGAGGTACTTTAACCCCGAAATGTGGTTTGTAAATGGTGTAGTTTGAAAAATTTTTAGAAATTTGTTAATGAGAACATAGATTATTTTTTATCCATACTACATATCCTTGGGTAACAAGGAACCAGAGTACTTAAGTTACTATAGTACTAAATTACCCTATTGAGTAAGATATAGTGTAATAGAGTACTTATAGTACTAGGCGAATTCTTCGTCATCTTCTTCATCATCAAAGAAATCATCTTTTGCATCCTCAAGATCTTCATTTGCGTTAAATAGGTCAAATTTAATCTTAGCATCGTTGTAGTCTTTGAGAACATCATTGTAAGGATTAGAGACACAAACTACTACACTTTCAGGAATGATAAACATCTCATCTTTTGAAAATTCCATCCACGGTTTGAGTAACATCATTGGCTCACCGGGTTTACCAGTCTTCGACATAGGAGTGACAAATGAAATGGTCATTGGCCTCTCAAGTTGATAGACAGAACCTGTCTTAGATATTCCGCAAATAACAGTTTCATTGTTCACAAGTCGAACAATCCTGATTGGATACATCATGGTTTGTCCTTTCCATAAACAGGCAACTTAACAATTTTGTACGGGAATCCTTCTTCGTCGTATAATTTCATTCGTGATAAGAAATGTTTGAAGGTATAGTTTACTTCATCTTCCCAATGTAAATCGTCTGCTATATCGTATAACTTTGCTATATCTTTGTTTTCTGATTTGCGAAGTTGTCTACCGATGCTCTGAAGGATTCGAATCCTACTCTTGGATGGACTAGCGAAGATCAAATTTTTCAGAGACTTGATATTAATCCCTGTAGAAAATGTCCCATATGAAGCAACAATAATTGCATTGTCTTCTTTTTCTACAATGTGGCGAATTTGCTCACGGTCATCCACATCAGTTTCTCCTGCTACGAAAAACACTTTACGGTTTTCTATTTCAATAGGAGCCATCTTACGAATCATCTCATATAGAGGCTTACCGTGTTTCTCGACATACTGAAACAGAACAAGAGTGTTGCCTCTTACGGATGTTGCGAGTTTAGAGATCATGAAATTGCGTTTTTCACAGTTGACAATCCAATCAATTTCATGTTGATAATCTAGACCCCTTAAGGCTTCACGAATCTCTTGTGGATATTTGAACAGTACGCATTCGATCTTCAACGCCGTTAACAGTTCCCTCTCCATGAGTTCTTTTGTGGATACAACTTTGTTGACAGGTCCAAATAAACCTTCGATGCACAACTTGTGGATTTTCGTTCCGTCGAGTGTTCCCGTGAGAGCAATTCTGTAGGGGCAATCAACCAACTTGTTCATGATAGTTGTTAGTGATTGAGACTTGAATAGATGTGCTTCGTCGCCTATAACAACCTCAAAATTGTCAAACCAAGCACGGGGCATTTTGTAAATAGATTGCCATGTGGAAATGACTATCTGACGATCTGTTAGTTTAGCCACACCACCATGAATTTTGTGACAGTTTTTGTGAACTTCCCATCCCGAGTTTTTTGAATAGTCATCAAAGTCTGCATACATCTGTGCAACTAGCGAGATTGTGGGAACAACTATGAGTATCTTTCTCGACGGATTAATTACATTTTGGTAGTAGCGGCATAGACTATAGATGATTAGACTCTTACCACTAGCAGTTGGAGACAGAAGCACACAACGAGACTTATTGATAGCGTGACAAAACGCATCTACTTGGTGGTCATGTGGATCAAGAGGTTGGTCTCCTGCTTTGGGTTTGAGACTCCTGATAAAATCTTTGGCCTTTTCGCAATTTATTTTGATTTCGGGACTTGCTAGTAGTGAGTCCACTTCCATTGTGTACCCACGCTGCTGCGAGAATGAAGCAAGGTATTCAATTAGTCCCGCAGGAAGAAGTCCCGAGTGTGCGTTGAATAGCCTGATTTTACCATCCCAGTACTTGTTCTTAAAGGCAGGAGTGAACTTAGCACCTGGAACATCATAAGTAAAATAGTCTTGCAACTCATATGCGATTCCATTGTCTGCAAGGACACGGATAAACGCAGAGTTTACATGACGAACACCTATCACATTCATTCATTCGTATTTAGGTTACACCAGACATGAACTTACGCCACTCAATGGCGTTGCGAATGACCCATTGACGATTGTTGATTCCTTTGAGAATAGAATCTAGATAGTCAACTTTTTGTTTTTGCATGTCAATTTTCGTTTGGATCTTGATCAAATCAGCATCTGAATCAAGATAAACATCCATATCTTGCCGAAGAATTCTGTGGTCAAACTGCTCCCAATCTAAAGCGGTAAGTTCGTCTTTTGACATCTTGCCCGAATAGTACTCCCATTTCTGTCTTCGAAGAATTTTGTAATCAGCCTCATACTTTCTCAGTACGAGAGATTCGTCGTGGAAAATATTGAGATACTTTCCATGCAGTTGAGGAATTCGAACGGATTCGTCTGCAAGTTCAGTTCCGTCCATTTTCAGGTCGGTTTCGGCCATTTCACGGATTCTTTCAATATTCATTGCGTAAATTGTATCCTAAAATCTTGAAATGTCAATACATAATAATATGAGAGTTTATGGAATAGATTATTCTATGACTTCTCCAGCCATCTGTTTATTTGATGGTGAGGAGTGGTCTGTGAGATACTTGACTTCATCTTCACGACATGTGAAAGAATATCAATTTCAAACTTTAATGGGTAAGATTAGTATAGTTGGAGACCCGCACAAGGAATTATGGAAAACTCAAGAGCATAGATTTCATGATATT